CGCTGGCGCAGCCCGACCTGATCAAACCGCCATGATCGCAGGAGAGGCGCTAACCTCTGGCCGAACCGAAGAAGAAGTGACCGCCAAGATCATAGCCAAGGCTGACGTCTTTGAAGCGGTAATTTCGCGAACCACGGGATTGCGAGTCAAGCTAGATGATCAGCTTGAAGCGGAATCGGACCCGTACATGTACGAGGCTATTCTCGAAGCGGGTAAATCGCAGGCATTGTCACTGGCTTCTGAGATTGGCGTCGAATTCGCATAGATGGGGGAACCGCCAGAGGAAAGGCGGTTCGCGACATGAAATTCTCTGACCAAGAGCAACGCCCGAGTACGAGGTCAGCATGTCCACACAATTTCTGCACGGCGTCGAGGTCATCGAAATTGACGCCGGTCCCCGTCCAATCCAGACGGTCAAATCCTCGGTTATCGGCATCGTGGGCACAGCGCCCGACGCCGACGCCGCCAAGTTTCCCCTGAATACACCAGTATTGGTCGCGGGTTCGCGACTTGAGGCTGCAGGGCTCGACACGACCGGTGATGGCAAAGGCACATTGCCAGGCGCAATCGACGCCATTTTCGATCAGATCGGGGCCGTCGTCGTTGTTGTCCGTGTCGAAGAT